TGTTGGATTATCTGGATTTGGTATAGGTGTTATTGTTGTAGTTCCTATACCAAGACTATTAATTTCTTTAAAATTTAAAACCGTGAAAGATTGTGCAGCACCAACAACAGGAATATATGTTCCATCATCTTGAATAAAAACACCTTCACTAAAATTAGGTTCAAAAGTAACCCAACGAATTCCAAATTGGTCTCTATTTAAGAATGCCCCATTCACTCCAGGAGAATTTACAGAATCATAAATAAATTCATCAATTTTAACACTTCCCGATACATCAAGTTTTTGTTCTGGTTGAGTGCTTCCTATTCCAACATTTCCACTAATTATTGCGGTTCCAATTACATCAAGTTCTTCTCTTGGAAAAGAAATGTTGGTAGTTCCAATTCCAACTTTGGTGCCAAATACACCAACATTTTTAACAATTAAATTATCAGAAAGTAAATTTATTAAATCATCGGGTATCTTATAACTGACTCCAGTTACTATGTTTACACTATCATCAAATTCTAATTCATCTGAAACATAGTATTTTTTAGCGTAAAAAAAAGTAGTTAGTGACATTTTAATTTAATTGTTTTTTATCGTAATGATATCCAGATATTGATCTTTGAGAATTATCCCCAGGATAATCCTCTATATTACCCTCATATTCAGATACTAATTTTTCAGTGTCTATCCGCTCACCAAATACGTGATAAAAACAATATATGGAAATATTTTCTGTGGATTCTAATATAACTTCTGTAATATCAAATTTTTTTACAAAAATATTCTGATAAGAATTAATTGAGGTAATTGAAACAGTAATTGTCTCGGGATCTACAAGTTTTTCCCAATATTTAGGAAGTTTAATTATATTTTGATTTATCAATTTTCCACGAACATATACTGCTGCTTCTGGACCCTCAATACAACTGTGAGTTAATCTCCAACCTTCCTTTGTTGGGTGAGGAATATCAAAATTTTTTTTTGTTGAAAGTACATGAGCTCCATTGTTTGATATAACTTCACCCTTTGCTTTAACATTTTTATTAAACAGTGATTCAGAATCCACTTCAAGTGATGGACCTAAAATAAGTGTTTTAACTTTAGATTCAACCTCAGTATTTTCATCAGATAAAATTTGAATGTATTTACCCGCTTCAATTTTATGAGCATTTGCATTTACTCTTATCCCCACTCCATTATACCTATTCCCAGATCCAGCAGCAGGATTTCCTTGTTTACTAATTGTAATGGCGTCTGCTAGAGGTCCAAAAAATTGTCCACTAGTACTTAAAGGATTATCTTTAACCTCCCCACTAGCAGGAAGAACACTCATCATTGACCTGGTATATCTTTCCGAAACATATCCATCAGATATTCCACCAACAATCAATGGACCATTAATCGCAGCAATTCCAGGCAAATCGGGAGATGGACCAGGAATTTTATGTGCAGGATCTGTAGGTCCAACAAGTAAAGATTTTTCTGCTGATAGTTTAGGAGAATTTGACATAATTTATAACTTACTGTAACTCAAAAGTTGAAGTGACGCTAGAAGATTCATTTTTATTCTGCTAATGCTCCACCGCTTGCGGCTCCACCAGTCTCAAATGAACCGGAAGTTTCGTTCCCTGTTAATGTTGTATTTTCTTCACTGAGTAAATCATCATCTGGTGCAGATGCTTCAGTTTCTGCATTAGATTCACCAGCATTTAACTGTAAATCAGAAATACCTTTGATTGCAGCACTGGAAGCAGATAATGTTCCAGCAGCAGCATCGATAGAGGTTCCAGAAGTTGCAAATTGCGCTACAGTGTTAAAAAATTGAGTATTCAAATCTAGAGCCAAAGAAGAATCAATTACCATACTTACACATTTAAATCTTATTCCATCCTTGGAATTTACTTCGATTTGATTCTTTGCTTTAATAATAATATTTCCGTGAGGATCTCCTCCAACTGCACTAATATGAATATTTTTTGCTTCTAAATGTATTGTCCCATTTGGTGCCTCTATTTTAATATCACCATTTTTTGCATGAATCCATTTTGCAAGATTGAGTGGATTACCACCATCATTATTTGATGGCATTTCATTACCAACAGATTCATATGATGTTTTATCACAAACAACGACATGATCCCCGTCTTCAAAAAAACCAAACCCCTGACCTTTGTTCGTAAACATTGCATAATCAGTTTTACCATGAACTGGAATTGAAGTTCCAGACACCACTCTATAATAATCGGTTATCTCTACATTTGGCTCTTTCTTTTGGTTACTCATCTTTGCACACAATCAATGACTTGAATGACCTTAGTAGGATCGACATCTTTAAGTCTGCTAAACTTAATTATTGGAACTAAAATAGCGCCTACTCCAGTAGATGTATTTATTGTCACATCAGGAACTCTTGTTCCTGTTGGAATTGGTGGTTTAATTGAATTTAATCCTATAATAATTCCATTTGGTCCAGTAACAACTTGCCATTCGCCATTACCAGATTCAACAGTATCATTAGGAGAATACCCAATTCCCCCACTGTCAATATGAATGATATCAATTTCTGGAACTAGATTTTCTGTAATTAGATTTGGTTGTGAAATTGGTTTCTCTCCAGGAACTACAGTAACAATAGTATTCAAGTAACCAGACCCAGGATTAATTGTAGGAACTGCAACAACTATTCCGTCTTCTATAATTGCAGGGCCAAGAACAGATCCAGATCCATTATTGCAAGGATCATTTAAACTTACGATTGGAGGTTCAGTATATCCAGATCCACCATTAATGATATCAAATCCAAGAATTTGCCCAAGATCATTAATAACTGCGTTTGCAACTGCTCCAAATCCACCACCGCCAAGGAATTGAATTGAAGGAGGTCCACATTCGAAAGAAGTAGGGCAATCAGGAGAATCCGCAAAAACACTACTGAACAGTGGAATTGATGAAGTTGTTGGACCATTACTCATACAAAACTGTTCGTTATTTGTTTTACAAGGAGACTCCTCACAATTCAACAGAGATTTAATAACATTCGCAATTCCTAATACTTTGTTTATAATTGCATTTATCGAACCTAAAGTTCCACCCAAAAATACATTGATAGCGGTAATTATTGGATTGAGTAAATTGGATATAACCCCAAATATAGTATTAAAAACTGTGCTGATAAATTTATTAATATTGCATAATAAATTCCCAAACAATTTATCTAGTAATTCCTTAACGATTTTTGATACTAATCCAAATAAAGATTTGACTAAATTTTTAAACAAACAATATATTGCGCTATTTAAAGTTCTAAGTTCTTTACCCGCTTCCGCTTGTTTGTTTTTTGGAAATAAATTATCAATCTGTTCATTCATTTTTTTTGATATTTCTCTATACAATGCTGCCTGTGCATCTTTAACTTGACCAGAAATAGTTTCGGTAATTTTTGTTGCAAGATTATCTATTTTGTTATCAAGATCTATAATTTTACCACTCACATAATTTACAAATTTACCTTCATACTCTTGAACTTTTAATAAAGTTTTTTGTAGTTCTGATATTTCTTTCGTAATTCGACTAATTTCATCCTGCTCACACTTTTCTACAGGTTTTGTACAATCATTACTTTTTTGAGAAAATATATCTGCTGCCCTACTAACATCTTTTGAATCTCCAGTTTTACTTCCAACTACAGTTGTTTCTAAACCTGGTTTTTGTGCTTCTGGGTTACTAGTTGGTGTTTCTACTTTAGTTGAAACGTTTTTACCACCAGCAGCATCTGGTGTTTTTGTATTTTGTAATTGTGGATTATCTATTCTTGTAGGTTCAAATGGTTTATATCCAGAACTTTTAGAATTTTTAATTTTACTTGGATTAGTTTTAGTAACAACTCCAGAGTGCTTATAAAGTGATCCTATAATCACAGGTTGTTGCCCAGAATCATCATCAAGATAAAATCCGATTACAGTTTCACCACCTTTATATTGATGTGACTTTCCACTTCCAAGAGTACCATTTGGTTCTCCTGAAGGAATCATAATGTGTGCCCATGGAAGATTCTTATCTTCGAGTTGACTTCCCTCTCCAGTATGGTTTCCCATAATTCGAACTTTTACTCTATTATAGTAGAGAGGATCGCCAGATTCATTTGCTTGCAGTTGAACTTCATCTGCAGTGCTAGATTTTAAATCTGCAATTTGACCAATCCACCAAGAAAACCCATCTCTTCCTAAGAAGTTTGCTTTATTTAATTGTAATCTAATATCGGTGGAAGATTGATCAAGAAGTGACATGGTTAATTCTCGTAAATTTTACACTCTATTGCACCTGGATTTTCATCACAAAACAATTCTAAATTAGATGGATCGTAGTCACTATTTGGATGACGTTCTTGATATCTTTGCAGTGCTAACAATTCTTCTTCATAATGTCTACGACTTTGTGAACTAATCATAGGATCATTTATTTTCTTACTATCTTCTTCAATATGTTTTTGAATATTTTCCATTTTAGGTAGTTATAAATTCGTAGGAATCTTTAATAAGAGATAAACTTGTGAATGCTTTTCGATTTGGATCGAATCTATGACATAGAGATGCTATAACATATTTACCACTTGCGGTGGACTCCATATCTTTATTTTTGCTTGATGATGGTCTAGGTATTTCACATTCAATTAATTGTCCTGCTCTTAAGTCAGTATTACACGGTATAATAATATTTAATACTTGAGAGTATAATAAACTATATCTTACAGCAGACTCCGCTTGATATTTAGGTAAATCTTGATCATTATCAAATTTATTTGCTGCGGTTAATGCCCCAGGATCTAACATTTTTAATGAAATTCTAGAAATAGTGTCTTCTAATTTATCTGGTAGTTTTGGTGAAGATGAGTCGTTAGCAGTATTTTGAGTTTCTTTGCCAAATTTTTCTTTGAGAGTGAATTTGATTGGAGTAAACTCTTGAGTAAATGCATTGTAGAATAAAGACTCATTGGAATACATCCCACTTCTTAATGAAGTCATAATATCATTATTTTTTTGTATGGTCGAACTCAGAATTTTAAAATTATTTTTTTCATCTCCAGGGTTGTTTCTATTTTCTTTTTGTGAATATATTTCTTTATACTCTCCGCCACCACCAGTCAATAAATTATTTGCACTTAAAAAATTATACCCGTCCTGCGTTTCATAAAAGAAAAATCCCGGAGTTCCCTTATCTTGTGGTACAGATTTTGGGCATAACCAAATTATGGTTTCAAAAGGCCTTTTGGTGGTAGCAACAAAATTATATTGATTAAAAGTTTTGTCAACCTTAACATTTTTAGTTGTTTTTAACGATTGAATAATTTCTTTCACAATCTCACTAATATTTTTATTAAATTTTTTAACTATTCTTGTAGTTTCATTTGTCACAGATTCTTTAGAAACTAACTCCAAAACATATAATCCCTGCCTTCCAGTTTTATCACCAGATATACTTCTGACGACCATATTTTCAATATTCAAATTCTCAAAATCTGGAACAGTTATATCAAAAGATATACTTTCACCTCCAACTAATTTAACTTCTTCGGACCCATTTTGAGTCACAATTTCTGTCGCAGAAAATAACACCTTAGCAGTAATTGTTGGCGAAAGAATATCCTCATAATAATCGAGTCCAATAATTCCTGGTTTAAGATTAATACTTTTTAATTCGGAATTAGGATCAACTGGAGTTGCAATAAATTCTTGAATAGCGTATTTATTTTCTGCCATTTAATTATACTGTAGCAAAGAAAAGTTGTTCTCTAGTGAGACCAGAACTATTAGTATTTAACACACCAGGAGATGAACTACTTGCAACCTGAGTCGATTGTGGTTGTGGGTTTTGTTGTGATGTAGAAACCATGGGAGGTTGCTTATTTGGTGCGGGTGGAGTTATTGGTTTGGGTTTTGGGGGAGCAGGTTGTGCTGCGCCTTGTCCACCACCAACATATTCAAAGTGAACATCATCATTTGGAATTTGCATCCACTTCCAACCATATTTTGGTCCATTTTTTGCCATCCAATCCCATCCTGGGCCACGTTCTATATCTAACGCAATCCCATCTCCATGAGGAGATGCTCCAGGAGCAGCAACTACAGCGTACTGTCCTTGAAGTGCTTTTTGATGTTCTAAACTTCTATAAGCACTATTAATTATAATAGTAATACCTGCTTTATTAGCATCTTGCTTTGCTCTCAAAAATGCTGGTCCAGCATCACTCTTTCTTAAATATGCGGTCCTACCATACCAATATGGACCACCTGATGGCGAACCACTTAAAGTACCAACAGACACTAATTGTTCAGGTTTCATTCTACCGTTTTCGCCAGTAAGAGGCAAACCCTGAGGTTGTTCACCACCACCAAAAATGCCACCTCCCATTAAACCACCTGTTGCAACTGCACCACCTGCCGCTGCGGTTGCTATTTGTTCAAAGATATTAGGTTCTTCTTTTTTCGGTGTAATTGGTTCTGCTTTTGGTTGTGTTAATGGTGGTGCTTCTACAGATGGTTCTGGTTGATCAATTTGTTTTTGTTCATTGAAGTTGAGATATGCAATACGACTGTTCCTTTTTATTAAACTAATTGTTTCTAAATGATTTTCTCTATCTTTAGATTGAAGAGAGTTTATGAAACTATTAAATCTTGAATTAAACTGCTCTATCTCATTTGACAAATCTAGAGCAGTATCAGTATTAACTTGAACTAGTGTTTTTGCCATATTACACTATGTTTAATTCTTTTAAAGCATATGCCGTATACAAATTATCTGGATTTGTTGATGAGAATCCTGGTACACTACCTACAGTTTCTCCATCATCGTATGATCCGCCAGAAGATCTTGGTGGTGGGGACTGAGATATCATAATTGGTGGTGATTGAGAACCAGTTTCTGTTGGAGTTATTTCGGATACTTTAATCTTGTCTATTGCAGCAGAAGCAACAGCAGGGTTCATAGAACTTTCTTCTTGTGCTATTTGTTGTGGCGTTTGTGGTTTTTGTGGTGTTGCTGCTACAGTTGAGGATGCTGGCGTTGCAGTTGAAGTTGAAGTTGAAGTTGAAGTTGAAGTTGAAGTTGGTGTCCCTGGCGCTGCTGATGTTGCTGGTGCTGCTGACGCTGCTGGTTTTTTATGCTTCTGTGCTTCTTTTAAATATGGTAAGTATTTACCATTGTCGTAAGTTGTCCAAGGACCCCAATTAGATCCCCCCGAAAGTTTAAATGCTGCTCTTGCATTTATTACTGGATCATATAAATCTTTATACGATGATAACCCAAATTTCTTTATTCTATCTGGTCCTAAATCACCAGTCATATTAATTTGCCACAGTCCATAAGAGGTTTCACCAGTTCTGGCGTACAACCCAGATTTTATAGTATCATTAGAGGAATATCCACTAGACTCAGCCATTGCAACAGCAGCAGCAATTGAAGCATTTTTTTCATTAAATCCAACACTTAATGCTAATTCTTTTAATTGCCCCACAGTAAACTTTTTTCCTGATGGTGGTTTGTAATTCGGATCTACCTGTCCAGGATCACCACCGTCTTCATCACCACCAAACATACTGGCAGCACCAAGACCAGCAGCACCAGCAGCGGCACCAAGAAATTTCTTTATGTCAAATCCCTCTTGCGGTTGTTCTTGTGCTGTCTCTTCTTCCCCAGTAATAGTTTGTGTGGGTTTTACTAAAGATGCGCCAACTCTTTCTTTACTTAATCTAGTTTCATTTTGTTTTTGTAAATCCTCAGCAAGACGATTTTCCTTTTCTTTATTTTTCCTATCACTTTCTAAACTTTTAATTAAATTGGCATAAGATTTTGAAATTGAATCAACATCAAATCTTAATCCATTAAGGGCTCTTTGAAATATAGAATCAGAAGTAGATCTCTCTACAATTTCTCTTTCACGAATTCTTTCTACAGATTTTATTCTTTCAATAGTATTATTTTTATCTTCAACACTTGTGGCAACAACATCAAGTAAAGATGCTAACTCAGGAGCAGCAATAAAAGATGGTTGTGTTTTTAATGTCTCATTTTTATTAACTTTTATATTAGCAGATGATAAAGTCTTTCCACCAAAAAATTTTGAAATGTCAATGACATTTGGTTTTTCTTGCTTTTCTTCTTGCTGCTGAACCTCAGCCATTTTGTTTCTTCTCTTCTAATTCCTCTATGTGCTGTTTTAAAAGTTCAAGATAGATTTCTCTTTCCCAAGGAATCATATTTTCTATTTCAGTCAAAGAATATTTATGGTGTTGCATCAAAGCAAAATTGATTCTGAAGTATGTCTCCAGATCCTCCTTTGCCAGGCCTAAGCGAAAAAATCAGATAACCCCTCTAGAACAAGAGTATTTTCAACCTTTGTTTCTGGATTAACTACTTTAAGTTCATGACTTAATTTTGGCATTGTCTTGAAGAATTTCTCAATCTTCTTATAATCCTTTGGACTTAGAGTATCAATCCAAGTCATAATTTCTTTTTCAGTACAATCAGACCCCACCCAACAGTCATCCTTGTTATAAACCATGTCTATACACATGGCAATGAGTTTAGAAGATTTCTCTAGATTTTCTGATGATTTGGTTGTTAAGTCAAAATTGTTATTGATAAACTGTTCTAAAGATGGGTACTTAAGTTGAATTGTATATCCATCTTGAATCTCAATCTTATTAGTGTGGTCATCGTCTCGATTAACTTTAATCTCATCAACGTAGATAGTTACTGGTACTTGAGTAACACCATCATCACCACATGTAATTATAAGATCAATTGATTCCCCGATTGCTTTTGCTCGAATATTTAAAAACAGGTATTCAATATCAAAGATTGGCAATTCCTGAACTTTGATATCTTTTGTTAAAATACAATCCGAAATAACTTGTTTAACCGCAGATGTAATTTGTCCGACATCTTTTGATTCTAAAGCAATGATTAGTATTTTTTCTTCTTTGACTAAAAATGGTCTGAACTTAATTTTTTTTTCGTTGGAGGGAAGAATAAGTTCGTAAGTTGGAGTCGCAATTGTAGGTAATGGCATATAAAATCAATTTCAATAATATTATTTATTATAGTATACCTGCGAGTAATCCAGATGCTTGACCACTATTTGGACTAGTTCTATCCGTAACAAATCCTGCTGGGGTTCTTCTTGTGATATATCTCATGTAATCAAAAACAACAGTATATTTCAATACTTGAGACCCTTGATATGATACGGGGGATGCGATAAGATCTGAAGGATACGCTTGAATAAATTCATATGTTAAATAAGATGAATTAGCAACGGATGCTGAAGATACCGCTTCTAAATCTTTTTCAAATTTTGTTACAAGAATATGTTGGCAATAGTCATTTGGATATTTGAATTTGTAGATAGCAGCATTATCAAAAGCATTACTATTATTTTGCTCTCTTCGAGTGGATTCAACAATTTGTCCATTATATGAGAGAGGATTTATATAATTACACCATCCTTCAAAAAATCTAATTATAGCATGATCCTTATCGACATAAAAAGTTAAAGACAATTGAGGAAGTGCTCTTAAAATAGGATAACTCTCCCTAATACCTTGTCTATTCCCCATAACTTCAGTTTTTTTAAATGCAGGCCCTGGTAAGAGTGCCTCAGAACATAGAAGTTCAATTTTCTCCATTCCATCCAAACCATCAGTTTCTGAAGCATCAAAAATACCAGTTCCACTCAACCAACTACGCAATGTTTGATTTAACGGAAACGTGACATTAAAAAATGTGGTTGTAGATACCTTAGAAAAAGTATTTTTTACGCTTTCTATTGTTCGGGTTAATTTTTTTGGATCGGGTTCTGTAAAGAAAGGCATCTAACAATAAATAGGTAATACAACCATAATATGTATATGATTTATGAGGCAATATTATCAAGGAAAGTATAAGGTAAAGAACTATCAAAAGTACAAAGGTGATCCCACAAATGTCATTTA